CTTGCACCCCAGCCACCCGTGTTTCGCATCCCGATCGCCATGTTGGCGATGCACTTCATGTGCATGAGGGCGACGGGATCACCGTTGGCGACGGCGTCGCGGTGGTCTTCAATCCATTTCTCCGCCATTTTGGTGAACGGTTTGAGGTACATGGCCACGGCGTAGGGGTGGGTGGCGTAGTATTCCAGTCTGAGGAACCAGTTGGTCTCCTTCTGGGCGGTCTTCTCTTCTTTGGTGTAGTTTTCTTCCTTCATCTTCTTCTCGCTGACGTAGTCAATGTGGTTGTAGTAGTTGGGCATCGTGTTTGTTCGGGTGTGTCTCTGTGTGGAGTCGCTGGAGGGTATGGTGCTTTCAATTTTTACCTTTCAATTTTTTTTATTACGGGCATAAATCGGAATGACATCTTGTGAGGTTGCGGAAGAAGAGGGTTGGGTGAATTAATTCGGGGCGGGGTAATAGATACTCCGCCGTACATAGAAAAAAAAGGGACGCCCCTGCCCCCGACGGTTTCCCGCCTTATTCTTTTTTCCACATTTTCTGTGCTTGTTCCATCGTGATTGTCCCTGCGACGAATTGGTCGGCGAGTTCTTTCATTCGGTCCATTTCGGCGATTTCTTCGGTTGTTTGTGGGCGAGGATTCGCATCTTCCGCCCAGAATGTTCGGCATTCGTCGCAGTAATGGTATTCCTCGCCGTCTTTCAGATCTTCTTCCTCCACCGTGCAGGGTTTGGTCTCATAGCAGGAGTTGCACTCGTGGGTGACATAGTTGGGTTGCTGGGTATTCATCGTGTTCGGGTGTTGCTTTGGTCGCTGGGGGTGTGGTGGTTTCAATTTTTACCTTTCAATTTTTTTTGTAATGCCCGAAAATCGGGATGACCTCTTGTGGGATTATTTGTCACCCTGTGACTCTATGTAGGACTTGACCCAGCCGTCCACCATTTTCTTGAGTTTCTCGTTCTCCTTTTTGAGTTTGATGGCGGTCATGAGTTCGTTCGTGATGGCGACGGGGCAGAAGTGGTCGGGGAGGTTCTCTTCACGGCAGATGTCTTTGACCCGCCCCCAAATGTAGTCATTGATTGTGTCGTATTGGAGTTCGCCTGCGGCCTCTATGATCTCCTCCTCGTCGTAGATGTCGCTGACGGAATAATTGGATTGCACCCATTCTGGGTCCACGTCTGCGTACAGGACTTCTGAGCTTGCGTTGGCCAGCACGTGCTCCAGCATCGCCTCCCACGCTGGCCCCTCGGTGGGGAGGTTGGCGTCGTCCATGTTGATTGTCATTGCGTTGTTCGTTTCGGTCGTCATTTGCGTTGTGTTGCACTGCTGGGACGGGGTGGAGGTGAAAATCCCTTTCAATTTTTTTCATAAATCGGGAAAAATGGCATTTCAATTTATTAGCGTTTCAATTTTTATGATGATAATGATTTATTCGGCATTTATAAAAAAAATTGAAAGCATTTTCGTGATATACTAAAACCCAGCGTCAGACCAACCACACAAACAACGATGGAAAACATTATCTACGAAGAATACCGCCCCAACGACAGAAGAAAAAACCCCGAACAAAATAAGAAGATCTACAACCTCGCCAAGAAGAACAAATTCTACCCCAAATTGATCGGAACACTGCTGGATGTCGTCCATGAGTTTGGATTCCGTGGAATAGAGACCCACCAATTCATCGTCGCAAAAAAACAGACCGCCAAGACAAGCACCATCGTGGGGTTCATCTGCTACGAAACCAACACCATGATGGGACGGTTGGGGCCAAGAATGCTGAACACCCTCCGCTACTGGCTGGTGGACGAAAAATACCAAGGAAAGGGGATCGGCGCGACCCTCTACCGAAAAATGGTGGATGACGCGGGGGAGTATGGCGTCTCAAACCTCTGCGTGGAGTTTGATGCAACCAACCCACGCCTGTGCGAACTCTACGCTAGGAATGGATACAAATTCATCCCCAAGTACGACAGAGAAGAAAACAAGGGTGACGGTAAGCACATCAAGTGGTACAATGTCAAGTACGACGCATACAGATGCGGTGAATTGTTCGGCGGAGACTTCACGCTGGTGGAGCCGCCAAAACCCGCCGAATGCACCCCAGAACCCAAGGAGGAGGAATAAACGGTGAGTGAAAACTCAGGGCAGGGGAGCCCTTTTTTTTTGGCGATGGGAGGACGGAACTTTAGGAAAAGTGGTTCGTCCATCCTCCACCGTTTTTCTCCGAATAAACTTATATACTAAAACAATTTAAAACGAATTATTATATCAGTATATCATAGAACCCCCGAAAATGACCGACCCCCTTGTTGACTCAGTTCCCGTCCTTACCTTTGCCGTCCAGAAGAAAAAGGCGTGGCTAGATGGTAAGAAGCTGACGGAGTATCATCCCGATTTGAAGAAGTTTGTGGCGTATAAGATGTTGCCGAATGAGGTGACGGAAGGCCGTGCAGAGAAGCACCTGAAGCAGATGTCGGGGACTGGGCGTGGATCGGCGTATAGCAGTATCAAAGAGCAGGTGGATTGCTACTATCGGGCGATACGGCGCGACAAGAAGACGAAGGAGGTGGAGATGGTGCGTGCGAAGCATGGGTGGGGGCGTGCCTACCCATCGGGCAACCTCTCAATTGCGACGATGGAGAGATTTGCTAGGAATACGGTGATTGACGATGTGTATTACGATTTTGATATCAAGTGTGCACAGCCGACGATGTGTTTGAATGTGTGCGACGATGAGGGGTTTTTGAAGAAGGTGCCGACGATAGCCAAGTACGTCCACAACAGGGATGCGGTGCTGGACGACGGGATGGCTAAATACGGCAAGACGAGAGATGAGGTGAAGGGGGTGTATAATAAGGTCATGAATGGTGGGAAAATTGCGGAGTGGTATGCGGACAACTCCGATGTTAAGAAATTCAAGGCAGAGTGTGAGTGGGTCAGGGAACAGGTGCGGGCGGTGAATCCCGAACTGTATTCGTCGGCGAGGATGAAGAACACGGCGGACAAGGACATCCCCGAAAGCCTGCGCGGCAACAAGAATCTGCGGACGATGTTCTCGTGGTGGATGGCGGAGATGGAGTTCCAGTATGTGTCGGCTGTGATGGAGTGGTGTAATAACGAGGGGCTGATGACGAAGGACAGCTATCAGCGCTACATGATCGCTGGCTACACCTACGACGGCTTCGTGCTGTTGCGAGAGGTGGTGGACGCCTACTGCCGTAAGCGTGGAATAACCCTGATGAGGTTATGTGAGGATTTGACTCGGGTGGGTGCGGATGCGACGGGGCACGATTTGGAGTGGAAGTTGAAGGGGACGGATGAGAAGCACGACATCAGCGAGCAGTATGCGATGTGCATCGCGGATGCGACCCTCACTGTATCGCCGTCGGGAATGACCTTCTCGGGGTTCGCCCCCGAGTGGGAGAAGATGAATGCGAAGATACGCGAGGTGGGGATGTATGTGGAGATGAAGGCGGATCGGTTCATCCTGCGCGATTTGGCGCAATTGAAGGCGTCCAACGGCCACCTCGCGGTGGTGAACCCTGAGACGGGCAAGGGCGTGAATTTTATTGATGCATGGACGAAAAACAACAACGACATACGGTGTTTTGAGAGAATGGATATCTACCCGTTCGCCCCTGCGTGTCCTGCCGACTGCTTCAATTTGTGGGTGCCGTATGAGATGGAGCGGGTGGACAACTGGACCGAGCGACAGGACGTGCTGACGAAGTTTATTTATCACATACGCGAGGTGGTGTGTGGAACAACCATTAACTCCAAGTTCCAAGAAGGGTTTGAGTATCTGCTGGATTGGTTGTCGCAGATTATCCAGAGGCCGCACATCAAGAGCGGCAAGTGCCCCGTGCTCATCTCCAAACAGGGGTCGGGCAAAGGCACGCTCATCAAGATACTGACTCGGATTTTTGGTGCAAAGAAGGTGTTCCAAGCGGTGAAGCCCGAGAAGGATGTGTTCGGCGACTTTAACCCGATGATGGAGGAGGCGGTCATCGTGAATATTGATGAGCCAGAGAGGGCCAAGTCCGACGCGTTTGAAAGCACGTTCAAGAACTTCATCACGGAGGGGCACATGGTCATCAATAACAAGTTCGTGAAGCCGCACGTCATCAAGTCCTACCACCGCTTCATCCTGACGTCAAACAAGCCCGATGGTGGCATCAAGGTGGAGGAAGGCGACCGACGCTTTTTTATACTGAGGATGTCGGACAAGCACAAGGGCGACATGAAGTACTGGGACGAGTGGGACAAGATTATCTCGGACTCTGACCCTAGTGGGTTCAAGACGATTTATGACTGGCTGGCGTCGCGCGACACGGGTGATTTTATGAAGAAGGCGACGCCGAAGACTGCATACCAGAAGAATCTGGAGATCAGCAACCGCAACCCGCTGGATTGCTGGCTAGAGGGGCTGGTGCGTGATTGGATGGTGCGTGGCGGCGACGAGGAGGGCAGGGTGCGGACGATGACTGGCACGGATACTTTAGCAATGTATATGAGTTTCTGTGATAGTCAGGGACTACCTTTGAAGCAGTACAAGACATCGGCTGGTGGGTTGTCGCAGTTTATCAATAACCACGACATTGGCCGATTCAGCGAGCAGATCGGGGATTTGGAGGTGAAGGCGACACGGATGTTGCGGGGTGGGGACGCAAACAAGCGAGAGTTTAGGTTGGATGTGCTGATGGAGTGGTTTATAAGAAACGGGGCTATGAAAAAGGAAGATTTTAACGGAGATGTTGAAGATTTAGGGGAACCCGAGGAGGTCATCAGTCTCTCGGAGGCGTCGTGCCACGCCCCCCGCAAAATGAAAGTTCGGGCCGCACGAACCGAGGCCGAGTTGCACGATTGAATATACTAAAATAAAATGTTGTATTAATGTATATCATGGGAAAGAAGAGCAAGGCCGCGGCGAAGCCGTCATACTATGAGATGAATGTGGATCAAGTGGCCGTAGAGGAGGAGGAACCGAAACCCGACACCATAACCGACATTAAAGGTAATGTGGTGTATCGGGTGAGTTACATTGAGGCCGTAAAGAGCATACTGGAGGAGGCGCGAAGCATACAGGTGAAGAGCATCGGTGAAGAGATCCCGAAGGACGAGGCGAGTTTAGGGGTTATTGATTTATCGGCGAATGAGGACGACGCCCTCTCCCAGAAGCAGAAACAGCAGAAGGGGAGTTATTGGTTTTGGTGGCGGAAATAATCTAAAAATTAAATATTATTACAATACATAACGACGCTATTGTAATGAACACTACCCCGTTTGAAGAGAACCTGTTGAAGAAATTCAACGAGAAGGGTTTATCGGCAACTTCTGTGATGCTCTATATGAAGAACCTGAAACGGCTGAATGGCAACCAACCGCTCACGGACTTTAAGTTTTTAGAGAAGCCGAAAGCGATTGTGGAATTTTTGAATCAGTATGCGGAGACAACGAAGCGTAATTTTATTATCGCAATAGTCTCGGCCCTAAATTTAGCAGGTTCCACGCCGAAGCACAAGAAACTCTACACCGAGTATTACAACATGATGATGACGAAGAACAAAGAGATTAAGGAGAACGGCGGGAAGAAGAAGGAGGGGATGCCGTCGTGGGAGGCCGTGCTGGAGAAGTACAACGCCCTGAAGGCGAAGGTGGCCGAGACGACGGACTTTAGCAAAGACTCTGCGTATACGGACCTGCTGAAGTTGTCGGTGGTGTCGCTGTATGTCCTGCAACCACCGCGGCGCAACGGCGACTATTTGGAGATGGTGATTGTGCCGACGTATAACGACGAGATGCCTACCACTCGCAACTACCTTGATGTGAAAAAGTCGGAGTTTATTTTCAATAAATATAAAACGAGCAAAGTATATGGTGAATACAAAAAACCGATAGAACCCGAGTTGCGGTCAATCGTCTCCCTTTATTTGAAACACCATCCGTCTCTCTGGGAGGGACGTAAGCAGAAGAAGGAAGCCGTGCCGTTTTTGGTGCACCATGACGGCGAACCACTCCACCAGCTAAACAGCATTACCCGTATTATTAATTCGGTTCTCGGAAAGGGTGTGGGATCGTCCGCTCTGCGTCATATCTATATTACGACAAAGTACGGCGACCTTGAGAAGCAGCAGGAGCAGGATGCGAAGGATATGGCCCATAGCACCTCCCAGCAAAAAGAATATATTATGAAATGAATATAAATATAATATCAGTATATATCAAAATGAGCCAAGAGGAAGAACTAGAGAAGAGGAAGGCGAGCCATCGGGATGCCATCTACAAATGGAGACAGTCGCATCCTGACAAGTACCGAGAACTATCCCAAAAGTCGTCTCTGACATATTATTACAAGCACCGAGAAGAGGTTGCAGAGCGACGTAAGAAGGAGCGGATTGAGAGAAAGACGGCGGTGTCAATCACCTAATTATTTTATATATGTATTGTATAATACAAATATAATGGATGCTGAAATGGAAAAATGGTGGTGGGGTCAGGATGAAGACGTCTATTTAGACGAAGATGGGAAACCTATTAGTAAAGAGGACTACTACAAGCAGTTTAAAGGCGGTATGATTAACCCCTTTGACAAGGATGGAAACCTGCTTCCACAATTCCAACAACGAGAACCTATGGAGGACGATTCTATGTTCCAAGGACGTGAACGAAATCAACTGGACGACTGGGTTGAAAACGAGAGAAGAACGACAAACCCATTTTATCATTTGCAGGGTGGTGATTATGATTGGGAGGGTTTGGCGGGTAGAGTGGGAGCGGAAATTGAGGATTCGGTTGGAGATTTGTTTCTCTCACCTGAAGAACTAGAGAAAAAGCGGTTGAAAAAGGAAGCATGTAAATTATGTCACGAAGGAGAGGAGGAGAAAGTAGGTGGTGCGTCCCCCTTTTACCACCTGCGGGGTGGAGCGGATGGTGACGATGAGTTGGCAAGGAGGATGGCGGAGTTTCTGGCGCCGCACATATCGCGGGGGGTCGGACAAGTTGCCGACGGCATTCAAGACTTTTTCAAAACTCCCGAACAGAGAGAACAGGAGAAGCGAGACAAGGAAGCATTAGAAGAAGCGGAGAGGAGAAAGAAAGAGCGCGAAGAGGGTTCGTGGTCGTCTTATTTAACGCCATTTTTCGGCAACGGGGGCGCCAAGCCCATCCTGCCACCGCAGGATGCACTGGAGAGCAAGAAGGAGAACCCGATGGTGGAGGAGGTGATAGAGGAGCCGATGGACGATGGCGACATCCGCGCCTACTTCCCGAATGCTAAAATCATTCGTTATTCGTCGCTCGCCAAACTGGGCAACATAGAGCAACTCCTGCCGAGGGACAAATCATACGCCTTTTTGCTGTATGAAGATAGCCCAGGTTCGGGGCACTGGATTGTGTTGTTAAGGTACGGGACTACGATTGAATTCTTCTGCTCTTATGGGTCGGGGATAGATGCACCCCTGCGTTGGTACAACCCGAAGGATAATGCGATGCTCGGACAAAGTAAGCCGTATCTCTCACTACTCCTGAAAAAGGCGGGGAAGCGTTTCAAGGCGGTGCACAACGTCGTTCCGTTCCAAAGCAAGAAGCAGGGCGTGGCCACCTGCGGTGCGTGGGACGTCATGCGCGTGAATCAACTGGTAAATCATAATCAGGATCTTCATGAATTCCAAGACTACATGGAACAGATGAAAAAAGAAACTGGTCTCACTTATGACGAGATTGTTGTGAATTATGTGAGTAAGCGATAAACCGACGGATGGATAATCTCTCGGCGAGTGGCGCCCAGACTTTGAAAAGGATGGGGTAAGCGAAGATGTGTTTCACGAGATGTGTAATGATAGGCATTTTATACTATGACTATCTTTTTTTTTTATCCTTTTTTCTTCTCTCTAGTTCATTGAGTAGACGTTGTTCTTCTAGGCGTGCTTCTTTTGGAAGCGGAAGTTGTTCCCCCTCATCATCATACTTCAAATGCTTCTTTCTCAACACGGCCAACATCCCCTTAATAGACCCCAGCGTGAGTTCGGTCTCTGGCTTCTTCACTTTTTCGCCAAACCTCTCCTTCAATATCTTCGCGCGCTGTGCCTTCTCCTCTCGCTTAACTTTTGCGTCCTCCTCTTCCTGCATGACTTGCTCTGCGAGCACTCGGCGGTACTCATCATCCTCGGCCTTTTGTTTCTTCAGCATCTGCAACACATTGTGTGCGAGTGATTGTTCCACCGTGTGCTCTTCATCAGCGAATGGGCTCTCGTAAAGAGGCTCGGGGACGTACTCTATACCATAGCGTTTCGCCCGCGCCTTTCTCCTGATTTCTTCCCTGTGCCTGCGATAGTACTCTCGCTGGTATGCCCGCTTCTCTTCCGCCGTCTTTGCGCCGCCCTCCATAAATTGTGAACCGCCGTCAAAGATAGGATTTAGGAGACTATGTTGGTCCTTTGCTCTTAAAAGAGCACCCATCCAACCCACAGGTGGCGATGGTCTCACCTCGGTTGGGTGGTCCAGCCGACCTTCTAAATTATACAGAGGGTCGCCCGAGGCGTAGATCCTCGCATTCTTTTTTGCTAAATTGGCGTCGGGGATGTCGCCCAGATTGATGGCGGGGTTGTAACTGCGCCCGCTCTCTATCATTCCACGCTTAATAAATTGATCCATTATCGTTCCGCCGAGAGAATGGCCGACGCCGTAGTATTTGTATTTGCTGGTGGGGAACTGTTTTTGAAACTGCGAGAGGTCGTTGAAGTCCTTCTGCCACCGATCGGTGAGGGTCACTGCACTCGTGGCGGTGGGCAACCACGCCTTAAAATCGGTGTAGTCTGCAGTCCCTCGTATGGCGACGACGAAACTGTCAAAGAAGATGTCGGCGTATATCGTGAGAGTGGGCGTCTTTAGTGCGACTTGGTAGGTGGGGACGTCGGCCATCTTCTCGGGCGTCTGTGCTGAGACATACGAGTTCTTTGCCATTGTGTAGAGGGTTTGTGGATCGGGTAATAAACCGCCATATAAGTCGGAGTAGAATCCGCTGGACGAAGGATAATTAGGATCATCTGATTGGGGAAATGTGGACATTATTATTATATAATCGTATTATATAATAACACCGAAAAAAATGTCAGCATCTAACTTACTAAGAGTCAATGGTAAGATTGACGACTCCTATCTCCCGAACCCCTACCCGTTCCCTGCATCTGCGGGTCTCGGAGAGGTTCTACAAGTCAATAATTCGGCACTCACACCCTTCGGGGCAATCCCACAAGATGCGACCGATTTTAATACGATTGGGTGTGTTAAGATTGAAACTGGAACCGTAGGTCAAGGCAACAACCTCGCACTAGCAATAGGAGAGGCAGGAGACAATCTTCAAATCAAAGGGGCCACCCTGTTGGGTTCCATGCTGGCGGGTAATGGTGCGAATACAGAGACGCTTCCATTAGGGACAAACGGTTATGTTCTTACTGCCGACAGCACCGCAGGAGTAGGGGTAAAGTGGAATCCTGCTGGTGGTGCTGGTGTGGCGAGTATTACCGCAGGAACGAATATTGACGTTGTTAATACTATTCCTACCGCCCCCGTCGTGTCTCTAAAAAACCCCCTTACTGCTGAACTGAATCTCGGTGCTCAATCCATTCGTGATAGTGCTGGTGCTGTAGGCACATCAGGGCAAGTTCTAACCGCAGGAACAGGCGCACAGACACTATGGGGGACTAACGGCGTCTCATCTGTAACTGCTGGAACGAACATAAGTATAACTGGGACTTCATCTGCTCCTATCGTCAATCTCGGCACAGCAGGAGTTCTCACTTCAACCCTCAACACAGGCACTCAAAACGTTCAAGGCACAAGCACTCAATTCACCCTCACAAATGGAGGCAGTCAAGCAAACGTTCAAGCAAATCTCGGTTTTACTTCTGCGGTTCAAGCAACCCCTACAACAAAGGCAAATCTATTCAATACGAGTGTTAGTGTTGAAACCCTCGCTAATAAAGTTCAAATGACACCTACCTACCTCCTCAAAACAGTAGGGGCAACCGCATTTCAAATTGGAACGGTAGGGTCTGCTCCTATAAATCTTGTTGGAGCGGGTGGAGGTGCTGACGGCATTTCAATTACACAATTGCCGTCTGTGGGGACAACCCTTACAACTGGTATTACAAATGTAAAGTATTACCCCGATTACTACCTCTCAAATAACGACAGCATTACACAAGCAGTCCCTGCACCGCAGGTTATTCACCAGCGTCTAACCCTAAACAATTTGGGTCTAACAAATACGAGTATTTGGAACGATTACGGCGGTTTAATTGCTGCTGGATACTCCGCATTTTTTAGAGATAGTAATAATAATCTATGGTTGGCGGAACAGGGAACGGGCAATATTCAAATATGCGACAATCCTCCTACAACTACCTTATACAATATCACTATGTCAGGGACACTAACGGGTGGAGCAACTGCCGTAAATGTATTTTACGAGCAGGGCGGGTATGTATTTATAGGTGGTAATTTTAATGCTATCAACGGCAATGCACAACCACAATATGGAATAGCGAGGGTCGCACTCTCTACTTATACAGAAGACGTTATGTTTGACAGCGGTAATACAGAAGCGGGTGTCGCTGGTGGGGAAGTGTATGACATGACAGATGTCGCTGGTGAATTGGACATAGTCGGTTCTTTTCTTACTACAAATACAGGCAACGCCGCCTTACGAATGCTGTCTATAGGAAACCCCTATGTCGCAGGTGGAGGAACTCAAACCTTTATAGAAAGTTTTGGCGGGGCAGATAATACAGTTTACACTATCCTTTTTGAACCTACTTACGCAAGGGTATATTATGGAGGCACTTTCAGCGGTGTTGGAATTAATCTTTTTGGTGGTCCAACATCAGCAGCATTTGCGGCTTATTGGGATATAGGCGCTGCAATTTGGGTTGTTGTCGCTGGGAACACCTTTAACGGAGCGGTAAATAAAATCGTATTTACGGGTCATACAGATTTATATGCTGTGGGTGCTTTTAATATGGTTCCTTCATACTACAACTGCTATTTAGACCTCAGCACCACAACGGCGAGCGATAGTAATATTATCTTATCCACTCCTCCTACCTTTCAACAGGCATTCGGTGGTGCTGGGGGGCTATTAGCAGTAATGGACGGAACAACTTTTTATAGAGAAGATACCGCGACGGTATGGACGAGTTTGGGTGTTCCATCTGTCGGGACTACTATTACTGGTATTAATTATGACACCACTTCCAGCGGTGATTGGAAAGTAATATACGATAATTATGCATATATCCGCTCACATTCAGTCCAACCTCATTCCTGCGCATTTACTGGTTCTTTCAAATATGACAACACCTCTTACGGCACCTACACAATAAACCCGAGAAATGTATCACAACAATTTATAGGCGACACCACCTGTACCTTTTGGTCTATTATCGGTGCTGGGGTCGGGACATTCAGTTAATGCATGTTTAGCGACAATCCTCTCAATTTTATTTTATACAGATATGTTAAACATGTCTGCATCAAATCTGGTAGACCCCTTAACGAACAAGATATATGATCAGTATATCCCTCAAGGTGGCGGGGTCTCGCTAACAAAAGGACAACTTATCACGGCAGATGGAACGGGGACGGAGGTGGCGTTCCCTACCGTGGCACCTGCCAACGGATCTATTCTCTCTTACGACAGCACCGAGGCATTCGGATTGAAGTATATACCAGTCGCTGGGGTCACCCCGCTAGATTATCAAGAACTCCTATCAGCAAACGTAGGAAACAACGCAACCGTCGTTCCTGCACCGTTACAAAACGGTTATGTTCTCACAAGTGATAATACATTAGGCCCCGCCTCGGCAGGTATGGAGTGGAAACCCGCGACAGGAGGTGGTGGTATTCTTCAAACAAAACTCCCCCTGTTTGAAGACAACACCACAAGTCCGCACACAATCGGTATTAATTTTACTGCGAGTGTTGGCGAAATCCCCTATGGAAACGGGACAGCACAAGTGGGTGCATTGACGGCTCCCATAACGAATCAAAATCATTTTTTAGGTATCACTGCAGGTGTCCCCGCTTGGAAAGCAGTAAGTGATTCAATTGTAGGAATACTACCTATGGTAGAGATTGTAGGCGCTGGAGATGAAAGTCAAATCGCTATTGGATTTGGAGCGGGACAGGTCGGTCAAATACCTTATGGGAACGGTACGATAAATGAAGGAACCCTCACGAATACCCCCGCCGCAGGACAGATATTGGGGATCAGCGCGGGTGTCCCTGCGTGGATACCTGCGGGTGGTAGTGGGACGGTCACGGCAAACCTGCCCCTAATAGAGGGGGCAGGGGCAGGGAACTCCTCGCTTGTGTCTATTAATTTTGCCGCCAACAATTACGGCGAAATACCCTACGGAACAGGTGCGGCAAGTATCGGAGCATTACTCGCTCCGCCGACCGATCCAGTGGCAGTAGGTAAGGTGCTGACGTATGCAGGCACCCCCTCTATTCTTGAGTGGCGGACTCCTGCGACTCCTGTGGGAGGAGACGTCATTACACTCCACTCGTCCACTGCGAGTACATCCGTTCCTAAACCCACCGATAAAGACGAGCAACTCATACTCGTAGCAGAGCAAATCGGCCCTGCTTGGGATCTTCAACCTTCAAATCTCCCACCCCCTTTTGATAAAGCATATCAACCCGAACTGCGGTTTAAGAGTTCGGCGGGACAGCAGTTTGTCGCGATAGAGCAGTTAGGCGGTGGAACCCCCCCTCGTCGCGAGATCGTTATATATACGGAAGGATTATCCCCGAACTACATTGTCACCACTCTGAAGTTTGAAAACGATCTGAACCCTAACGTCGCACACGCATTCGTCACGTGTGCTTGTAATGGGGTAGATCAGTATGGGGTGAATCACTGGACGGGGACTGCCTATCAGAACACCGTTATTGTTGGAGGAAGATTTAATTCGTCCACTGATCCGATGTTCCCTACACTTCCACTGCCTATGTATAACATTTTGAGTATGACTCCTAATGCGGGGACGGGTATATGGGAGGCTTACTACATAGGCGGGACAGATTTGGCGAACGATTACTGGGAGGGTATTGTGAATAATAACGACCCGCAGGATCAGTACGGTGCGGTATATAGTATAACGCCGTTTCCCGCTGGAGCACTATCAGGACTTATCGCAGCAGGTGGCGGTGCGACGGGGTTGCCCCTCCCAGGTTTTATGGTGGGCGGAACATTTACAACAATAATCGGTTTTTCAGCAATTCCGATGAATCCAGCATACGCGACTCAGACTGGATATTTTAATCTGATGCCGATGTTAATCAGTTCTCCCCCCGTATTGGGGGCGATGCCACAAGGTACCACGAACACAATATTAAACGGGTTTGCGATTGGAGCAAGTCAAATTCAACCGTCGGCGAGTGGTTCAGTAACGGGAATATTATTCGCCCCCGACTACTCCTACATGTGGTTAGTTGGCAATGCATTTGAAGATGCGAAAGATAATACAACATCGCTATACACCCTCGTCCCATCCACACTGCAGGGTTTCGTTTTATTTTATCCTGTAGGATTAACTCCTGGGGACAGTGCTTGGGGACAATTAGGGGCAATCTCCGCTCCCTTTCCCACGACATTCTGTTGGGATATTAGACCCTCAACTACTTTAGCAGATCATATTATAATAACTGGCGATCAGGTATTTTTTAAAGATATAACCGTTCCGACCGCAGGTTCGGCGTCATACACAGCAGTAGGGGGACCCGCAACGCCCGTCGCAGTAGGGTTTCCATTGACTGCAGGGTACCTCAATTCAATCGCCCCCAATGTCACAACAACTACTCCGAGCGGTCCCGTCACGGGAGACTTTCTTGTATTCAATGCACAGACCTTTAACGGACTACAATATGTAGGGTATTTCACGACGGCGACAGGCACGGTACTCCAACCTCTCGCGCCCATCCCATGTGGGCCTAACAGTGTAGCGTTGGGGTTAATCCAACCGAGTTATGGTATAAACAATTTCATATTGGGGACGACGCTGACGATAGGTGGAGACATTGGCGAATACAACTACGACCCCGACCTCCACGCCAACATAACCTTCACATGTGTTGCGGGTACGACCTTCAAAGTTCCCGCGGGAACAGCAAGTATAGTAAACGCGATATTCTCAACCCCGTATAATTCTCAATCCTATATTGCGTCATCGGATTTGGCATCATGGGTACAAGTCGGGGGGTCAAATATTAATTTAACATATTCGTAATGTCGCAGAAGAGTGTTTAGGATAATCTCAGAAATTATTTTATAGGCGTATATTATAAACTACTCACTATGTCCGCTTCCAATCTTTTCAACATTGACGGAGACTTAAGCATCCAGAGTGCCATCACCGCCCCCGTCGTTGGAGCAGTTCTCACCACATCCGCATCTTCTTTAGTTGTTGTGTTTGCAGGAGAGGTGGTGGTTCCCGTCGGAGCGCCAGCAGCACTCGCTCAAGCAATCCCTGGGATTTTAGCAACGGATCTTGTCATCACGACCGTTAATGGTTCAGCCACCGCTACCAATCTCCTCAATCCGTGTGCGGGTGTCCCGACTGCTGGTGTCATCACTTTTAGTATGACTGTCGCAACGACCACTGCAACTGTCGCATTTTTGGTGCTTCGTGCCAACGCCTAAGAATAACAATTTAGGAGCAAGGGCGTTCCGTCAGCCGATTGATTGGATGTAAGCCCCGCCTAGTCCTCCACCCATTATAATGTTTTGTTTAGCAACAAAAGACTATATACTAAAACAGGTTTAAAGCGATAAGTTATATTATTACAATACATATATACTAATACAATACGATGGTTGGATGGACAGAAGTTAGCGACCTAATTGATAAGGTGAAGCGGGATCATGGCGTCTTACTCACGCAGTACGGGTGTGCGAATGTGGATGACGCCGATGCATCCTCGCACTACAACGAGAGAACCAACTACGACAACATAACACGGCTGGTGACGGAGTTGCCTTTGATATTCACGCCTCGGCTCACGTGGCGTCGCCCGACGGGGTCGTATGGCGGGAAGCACACCGTTGAGAGGTGGCGGGATGGGTTGTGGTGCTACAAGAATAATTTATGGAATAACTACTGTTCTAATGGGGACTTTATAGTTGCGATGTTGCTACAGGAGAACTCAGACTTTAGGGTGGTCAGGTTCTACAAGGACAAGGATTCAGGTAAGGTGAACATCAACTGCGGGTTTAGGGTCGTCCCCCACGAATTGCGATAGGTAGGGCACAGGCAGGACAGCGCGGTGTTTGTCAGTGCATATGTGTTGCTTAATCTTTGCTACGACGATGCCCTTCTTACCACACGGGCAGTCGCAGTAGGACTTATGGACACTGACTCCTAGCGGTTTAATTGCGTTGTATATATCCTCTAGCACTGCAGAGTGTAGGTGATAATAATCGCTCCTCCTCTGTTGCGACTTTTTGAGATTGGCGACGAGTTCCTCCTGTCCGATACGCTTTGGCATTTATATGACGAGAGATATTAATTCGCGCACCGCCTACGGCGATGCAGGGGCTGGGTTTATACATTATTACGGAGAAGATTAGATTATTTACTACTATTAAGGTAGTAGATTATTACAAAATGGCCTATATTATTACAATTTGAAATAATTTATAAATTAATACGGTTATAATGTATAATAGTTAGATTATTACCCCCTATTCTACATTATTACCCCCATTCGGCCGAATCTGGTATATAATGTGGGGAGGTTTAGACGCATTTTTTGTCTTTGTATAGTGTATAACTCACAATGTCCTCTGCTGAACCAACCCACATCTATTATGATTTGGAAATCGCTAATCAGGCTCTTGCTGATACTGGCGTCCCACCCAATCGTCTCTCCTTTACTCAGGTACGCTCTTCTGCAATCCTTGACAACCCCAACGACTATTTTATGTCTATTGTTCGGTTTAGTTTAGACACCGCTGGAGCCCTGCCATCCTTTATCCCCCAGATAGATTTAGAACAACTTCCAGCCGATCCAGACTTCCCTAACCAGACAGTGTATGAAGTCACCCTAGGCTACCAAGATGTTCTGTCCGCAACCCCCGCCATCGCTGCAGGTATATTCAGTACTTACAATGTGGTCTACATCCCCCACTCCTCCGCATCAACAGCAAGCATCGCAGGCGGAGAGTTCGCGCCACCTACTACCCCACTCACGATTAGAAACACTACTACTAACTACTACTGGGTTCAAAATATCAACCAGTTTATTCAAATGATTAATGATGCTCTACGCAAGGCGTGGGTGGATGTAGTGGCACTAGTGAACGCAGCCTTCGCTAACACGATTGTCGCACCGAATGACATACCTCCGTATTTATCATGGGACGACGAGACCAACAGGGCGGTCTATTGGGCACCTCTAGCCCTCGCAAATCAGGGGAAGTATTGGAACCCCTTCACTACCGCCATCTCCCCCGCCCTGCAGAACTGCTGGTTTAATGCCCCCCTCCACATATTGTTTAGCAGTTTTGAATATGCTTTTCAGGGATACTCCCCACCCCAATCCTTCCTCCTCCGAGTCTATGAAAGAGCCAATGTAGGAATATCTTCGCAGACGAATGTCGTCCCTGCAGGTGTGGCCCCCATCTCATATCCGCCATGGGTCGCCCTCGCAATGGGGCAAGCATTTAGCACAGGGCCAACTATGACGCCGATCACCAGCATCATTTTCACGACATCGTTGCTCCCCGTTCTCCCATCGTTGCTCGGCGTCCCTCAATTGTTTAGCGGTAGCAACTTCGGCGTCATCAATCAGGACAACAACAATATTATAAATACGGTGACAGATTTAGAAGTAAATCTCGTGAGAGGCGATGAATACCTCCCGAATGTTATTTACGAACCCACCGCCGAATACCGACTTCTGGATCTCCAGTCAAACGCCCCTCTGTCCGCCATCCAGATCTCCGTTGTCTGGAAAGACATATTCGGCCAACTCCACGATTTTTATCTCCAGAACGGTTGCGGTGCAACGCTCAAGGTTATGTTTAGAAAGAAGGCGTACAACAACATTGTGCCCTTTATGGCAAATTAGGATTTAGGAGCAATTTTTTTTTATTATGCTATATTATAAACCGTATAATATGTCATCCTCCGATTTTTCCAAGGTCAAAGTTTTGGACGACGTCCTCGCTACTACTGACTCCGTGAAATACGCTGTTGTTAAGGGAGCCCAGAACATCACCCCCTCCGTCAATAATGCCATCTCCAAGAGCAACTCCAGCATCACCTTCAACATACAAACGCCTAGCGAGGCCACGGTGTTGTCTCGTCGTGTGATGATTAAGACCAAGATCTCATTCACCGTCGCAGGTGTCATCGCTGCTGGCAAGACCCGTCTCGTGGACATCGGCAACGACTCCGCTCTCGGCCCCTTCCCTTTTCAGTCCCTGTGCAACACTATCCAGATGACCGTGAACAACAACACCGTCACCCAGAATCAGCGCGACGTCATGTTCGCCCTTATGCGATTCGGTGATGCCCGCGAGATGTATCGCTACAACACCTCCGCCCCCGTCGCCTACGACCAGTATTGGAACTACGCCGACGCTGAACTCGCCAACAACAACCCTAACGGGTCTTGGAGCAACGTTGCTATGGATCCCTCTTACCAGCCCCGTGGCGCCTTTAGGTTGTCCGAGATTGCGGGAAACTCTGCGGGTGTTGCAGGTGATGCTAAATCCGTTCAGATCACCGTGGAAGTGATTGAGCCTCTTATGTTGTCACCCCTTATCTGGTGCGACCCTCAAAGTAATAATCAGGGTTTCTACGGAATTCAGGTTATGAATCTCGTGTTCAACATCGGTATAACCAACAGGTTGTTCCGCTCTTCTACTGCAGGCCTGACCGTCACTCTTGGAAACATCCTGTCGGCTGGCGAGGCTTTCTCTGACACCCAACTGCTCATCCAGTACTACACCCGTCAGCCCTCCGACCTTGTCCCAGCCCGCAATGTGGTGCCGTATGCTGAATATCCCAGATATTTGACCAACGTCTCTGGAACCATCCCCGCTGCCACTACCACCAACGACGGCGCTGCTTACAGTCTCGTCCCAGGTTCCTTCCCCACTATTGAGAGCAACTCCATCTCTCTCAACCAGATCCCCGACAAGATTCTCATCTTCGTCCGCAAACGTCTCGCCTCTCAGACCGCCGCCGACGCCGACTGCTTCTTCCCCATTAAGCGTCTCCGTGTCAACTTCAACAACAAGGCGGGTCTCCTCACTTCTGCCACTCGTTGGGATTTGTGGCGCATGTCCGTGGAGTCTGGCTCCAACCAGACGTGGGCGGAGTTTAGCGGTTCTGCTGTTCGCCGTGTCGCCAATCAACCCCTCAACGAAATCCCCACCTGCGGTTCAATTCTCGCATTATCTATGGGTAAGCACATTGAGTTGGATGATGTCTTTGCCCCAGGTTCCATCGGTCAATTCCAGTTGCAGTTCTCGGTAGAAATTGAAAACTACTCAGCAACTGCTTATGCCGACAACTGCGAGTTGGTCCTCATTACCATGAACACAGGTGTATTTGTTCTAGAACGTGGTACATCACAAACTTACACGGCGATTCTGTCGCGAAGTGACGTGCTTTCTGCATCATCCATGCCTGGCTACAAATCTAGCGATGTCAAGCGTCTTGTCGGTGGAAATTTGGAGGACTCCTTCAAATCACTCGTCGGCCTGCCTGACAAGTCGGGCTCGGGTCAGTCTGGCGGTGGCTACTCTGGCGGTGGCACCTCTGGTGGCGGCTACTCTGGCGGTGGCACCTCTGGCGGTGGCCAGTCGGGAGGCGGTCTCTCTGGCGGTGGTCGGATGAAGAAGCATCTCCAATAAGATTAAGAACAAGATACGAATTTTAGCAATAACCGATTTAATCGTATAATTATTTTATACTATTATATTATAAACTACATTTGCGAATGACCTCATACGACAACGATTTTAACAGGAGTCTCGCTCACCAGCAACGCCTGTTTGATTACGCACAAATAGCAAACGACAAGCACGAGGCACACGAAGACGACGCTCTGCACGGTGGCCGTCGCAAGGCACCCCGTCGCAAAATCACCCCAGCCGACCTGAAGGATATGGACTTCGCCGCCTACGGCAAGGGTGTCGCCACTCTGGAGGGAGACGGAATCAAAGAAGATTTTGACGACGCCCTTAACTGGGTGCACGACAAGGCCGAGAAGTTCGGCAAGATTATTGAGACGGGCAGCAAGATCGCTGGATTAATCAACCCCAAAAAGGGCTACGGTTTGTCGGGCGGTGATATGCACGGCGGAGTCCGTCGTGGCGCCGAACTCGCCGATATGATTAACCCATCTGGTTCCCCATATATCCCAGGGATTCAGCAACCCCACTCCATCGTCCGCGCCGTCGGTGGAGCATCGGCTCGTGCCAGAGCGCAGAACTACAGGATGCCTAGCCTGAATGTAGTCGGCAGTGATCTCCGCATGAAGGGCTCCAACTTCTCTGATAATCCTCACCAGATTCAGGCAGAACAAGCGAAGGACGGATTCATCGGCAACGGCATGTCTGGTGGTGACTTTCTCAGTGACATCGGCAACTTCGCACAGACCGTCGCACCGTTCCTGCCACTCCTAGGATTGGGTCGCAACGGTGACCCAGATAATCTCACTCTAAATGGAGGCGACTTCTTCAGCGACCTCGGCAGCACACTTCAGTCGGTCGCTCCCTTCCTGCCTCTGCTCGGTCTCGGTAAAAATGTAAGAAAGGGTTCTAAAGAAGCACGACGATTTATCGCTGTCGTCCACGCCCTGAAGAAGAACAAGGGTATGGTGGGCAGGGGGTTCTTTGATGATGTAGTGGGGTTTTTCAAGAAGATCGGCGAGACCGTCAGCAACACCGTCAGTGCCATCGCTCCTCATATAGAGACAGGTCTGAAGATCTACGATAAGGTCAAGGGTAAGGGTTATTCTGGCGGTATGACGCACGAACAGGACATGAATATGGCCGACGCAATGGGCGACATTTTTAGCGGTGAGGGCGGAAGGAAGAGGCAGAGCAAGCAGTCTCGGGAGAATGAACGCCTTGCGATGAAAATCTCCGAACTCAAGGGGCGTGGTGCTGGCCAATACGACATGCCCGAATTGCTCGGTTTAGAAGATTCTAATTTGGCAGGAAGTGCCCAACCGAGTCTCGGCCAACTCGCCTCTATGATGGGTCTGGGAATGTCGGGCGGGGCCGACTACGGCGCGGAAGAAGAGGGCATCAGCGAACCCCTCGCTATGGCGTTTCTCGGTGGACGCCACCCTAGCAAGGTCAGCAAGAATGAGAAGAAGATGTTGTTTATGAAGGCTCTGGCCGACGCTAAACTGCATCAGGAACTCAGCAATCAAATGAGAGGCCGTGGGTTGTCGGGCGGTGCCCTGATGAAGGGTCTCGGTCTTTCTGGTGGTGACTTCTGGAGTGACTTCGGTGATGGTTTCGTCAAGGGCTTCACAGGCACAATGGACATCGCTAAACAGGCACTGCCCTTCCTACCTCTTCTCGGACTGGGGGAAAGTGGGGGAGGAATGTCGGGTGGAGGCATCAATGACTACGACAACTCCAGCGTGGCGGGACAATATTCTTACGGCCAGATGGGCGACACCGCAGGCAAGGCGAACGGCGGAACGGGCGGGTCTCGTCCCATGCAGGCATTCGGCCGACGCAAAGCCCCCGCACAGCATCTCCTTCTTAAACCCCAGATGAAGGGGTGCTCCCTCTCGGGCATGGGCGTAGAGAGACCTGTCGGCGGTGCTAAACGCTCCGCTCCCGCTGGTGGGTGGATCGCTCACGTGAAAGCGTACGCAAAGCAACATGGGTGCTCGTATAAAGACGCGCTGTCCCGTGCGAGTGCAACATATAAAAAATAAATCATTTAGCGTTATTATGAATTATTATTATCTATGTATAATTCATAAACTACAAAATGCCTAACCAGAAAGACCGACTTAAAAAACTACTTGGTTTGACGGCCAAGAAAGTTCCAAATATGGTGAGAGAGCGAGAGATGAACGACGTCCGCAACTACAACCGCAACCAGCAGGAGAAGGTGTTTGAGAACGAGAAGCGTCAGGTTGCACGCTACGCCGACACGCAAGCACCGCCGTCCGCTAAAGACATCGGGTCCTCATTTAAACTACAGGTATACACCCTTAAACTACAGGGTGTTCTCCAAGCAAAGACTGACGCTATTCGTCAAGTGGAGAACGTTCTCGGACAAGCGAATCCTGTAGCCGCTGATGGCTCCATTACAGTGAATATAGGTGCCAGCCAATTGAGACAAGAGAACCTCTCGCCCTATGTGAATACCATTTTCGGTAAGGCAGAGGTTATACAGTCTTTTAACGAAATGATGGCGTTTATCAAGACCTACATGGGTGATATATTTTCAAACGACCGTGTCCGTGAAAACGCATACCAATCATATCTCACACCCCTATCGGAGGCTCTCAGGGCGACTGCAAACGCTTACCCTGACCTATATTTTTCACTCAAAATCAGACAGAACGCAAGAAGTGGGACAGGCAACGATACACGTGCTAAAGCGGTGTTCCGAGAACAGTCCATTCAAGTGTTCTCGCTTTTAATGGCATGTGCAGAGAATATCACTATTCAGTCTCTCCGCCCCATAACCGCAGACGCTGTGGATCAGTATGCGGAATCCAACGATGTGGCTCAGATCATTGACTCTAGGGGTACTGCTGTTCTTCCTGCTATTCCTACACTGCCATCAGGCCAGCCAATCTTACCTGTGCGACAGCCAGAAGGTGTTACGCCCGAACAGCAACAGGCCTATCAACAGCAACAGGCGCAGCAACAGCAACAGCAACAGCAACAGCAACAGCAACAGCAACAGCAACAGCAACAGCAACAGCAACAGCAACAGCAACCCGCACCACAACAAGGACAGGGCCAGATGAACGACCCTCGTGATACAGATGAATTGGTTGATTTATTCGCCCAAGCAAATCCCAACAATGTGGATCCAGCAGGGGTTTTGACCGTTGGAGAATACGCCGATGAGGACACACTGCTACAAGCAATTAGGGATTACGGACAAACCGTCGGATACACTGGCCTTACTGGTAAAAAACCACTGAAGGCGTCGCTCGTTAGAATACGGGCACAACTGGCACAACAGGGACAGCAGGCACCAGCCCCCCCAGCCCAGCCCGCACGGCAGACGCTCCGAGAGTTTTCTCAGGGAAGGGACATCACGAGCGGGCCTGCGATCGCTGCGCTAATGAACCCCGCAGTAGATCCCAATAGTCGTATAGCGGAGCCGCTGGACTCAATCGTTTCTAGAATCAAGGGCGAAGAGGACAGGAATGGCCGTGTATTTAATGCCAATAATGCGGGCGATGTGGACTATGTTATGCAGGGTCTGATGCCATCCCGACAACAGATATTTGAGCAGGAAATACCCGATGAGGCCGATCGGCGGGATTTCGTGCGTAGGGCTATTCGTGCTATGAGAGATCTGAGAATTAGATATGCTAATCAAGAAGCACAAGATAATGGTCGGGCAGACTGGGCGGTCACGCCCCAACAGCAGACACAGCAGACGCTCTACGGTATGGGCAGAAAAAGCAACGCCAAGGCATTCCTGCGCGGGTGCGGTGTCCCCAACGACGTCATCGGCACTTCAATGATGCGTCACGGCCTCAACGACGCCTCCACTGTGGACGACCTAGTGGGCAGCGGCATTATGGATACGCTCAAGGACTTCGCAGGAAGTGTCGCCGATTCAGCCTCGGGATGGTTTGACACCATCAAGGCAAACATGCCCACGATGAGCGATGTTCGTCGCGCCGTCGGCAAAATCGTCCCCGACAGTATGTCTGATTATGTCCCATCAGGTCTCCAACGCACATTCGGCGACAAGGCCAAGGACTTCTTCGGGTTCGGGATGGCAGGCGGGGAGTTCCACGGCGACCCCCGCCCTCAGCACGCACGGCATCGTGAGCCATTTGAGAACGTATTTGACGACAAGGGTTATAGGCAGGGAGCAGTCCATCGCATGACATCCATGTTTGTCCCCGACTGGGAAGTTTCAAGCGGAATCCACAACCTAAAAGGTGGAGACCAACTCTACGATCACGACCCAGAGGTTCTCCGTCGCCAAGATCACCACGACGTGTCCCTCTACCGTCCCGCCGTCATTCAACAACCCATCCACGGATACGGACACGACGGAGACGAGGACGAGGTCGGAGAGGGCGGTCTGCACCAGCGTCTGCGAAAGCCGCTGCCATTTGACACCGTCGGCCGTCCCTACGGGAAGGCGCCGATGTTCGTCCATCGGGTGGAAGATCACGACATGTTTGCCCCAGCCGACAACATCGGAGAGGAACTCGGCCACTACATGGAACTGGAGAAGCCCGCCGACATGGACGAAGACCCTAACCCCTTCCGTGTCAGGACTGAAAATCATAAGGTTAATACTGGTAAGATGAAGAAGGTCACATACCATACCGCATAAGGTTCAACCATCAAAAATAATATATTGTTATTTATTATAGAATTAAATAACAAATGGATATAACACAACTAAGGCAAATCGGGCAGGACATCCTACCATTCGTCAATGCCATGCAGTGGGATGCCCGAACGCCTATTCAACTGCTCGGGACGGGCAGTCAGCAGGCCCAACAATACCCGTCCGACATTGATCTTTTTTCAGGAATTAAAGAGACCGCCCCTGACGATGTTCGGGGGCTTTACGATCACATGACCACCATTTTTGAAAATGCCAACGCCATCGGCGACATGTACTTCATAGAATTCAAACTCCAGAATCTGGACGGTTCCAAACAAAAATGGTTCAACACCGAGTTTAGCCAAAATGATTTAGCGAGTGCAGTCCCCACGGGAGGCGTAATTGATTTTGTCAAGGTGGATTATGTCATCTTCATACGAGACCGCAACCTGTTCACTGAACTCTCCTCCATCTATTCATTCTCTCGGATGCCTCCTGTTCGGCAACTCATCGGCAAAATCGGGGGCGACTTCTACGGCTACTTCAACGACGGCAACTACTACAAGTCCCTAAAGCGGATGTATTCAATCTACCGATTAAAGGGGAAGAAAGCGAAGTTAGTGGAACTCTCAACCCTATTCAATTCCAGCACTGGATACAAGTACTCCATCTCGTCCAATCTCAAAGCAATCAAACTGCTACTGGAACATTACAGCACCATCAGCATCGTGAATGCAGTACGCGCCAATCTCTCGGACATCGGCAACGTCCTCGGCGAAAAAATAACAACCGAAAAGAAAATGGACGAAATCATCGCGGCCCTAGACGCACAGATCCAAAAAGAAACCGTGGAATGGCTCGGCACCCACTCCTCCGTCCTGCCCCCTGACACGCGACTCTCGGGAGGCATCAACGCCCCCTTCTCACGGATGGGCGGTAAGCGGAAACTCGCTGTGCGACTTATCAAAATGTTCCCTAAAGATTACAAGATTTATGTAGAACCGTTCGTTGGTGCTGGAAACATATTTTTCAGGGTGACGAGGCGGGAAGGCGTCAAGTACGTCATCAACGACAAGGACAAAACCATTTACCGAATTTTGAAGGCATTGAGAGATAGAGGGGACGAGATCAACAAAAACATCAAACGCACGAAGCCCAGCAGGGAGGCATTCAACGTACTGCGGGACAAAAAGAACCGCACGGTGGAGGAAGACCTGCAACTGACAAAACACTCCTTTTTTGCTAGCAGAAAGTCCTACAATCTACAATCCCCCGACATCAAAACCGACTACAGCAAGCACCACGAAGCACTCAAGGGCGTCACCGTCCTGAACGAGGACTTCGCTAAAGTGATCCGCGCATACAACACGCCCGCAACCTTCTTTTATCTAGACCCACCCTATGAGAGCAAAGATATGAAAGACTACGAAGACTACGTAACTCCAGAGCAGGTATTTGACGCCGTGAAAACCATCAAGGGCAAGTTTATGATTTCGTATAACGACTCACCCAACATCCGCAGGGTGTTCGCCCAGTACAACATTAAGGGGATCAGCACCACCTACTCAGCCACAAGCACGGCCGATGCACGCACCGCCCATGAGGTCATCATCACCAATTATGAATAAACGCATTATTACACGACACAATAGGATTTTTTGACATTCTTTTTTTCGTGTGCTATATTAAATGTCCGTTCTCAACTTTGATAAAGTAGGTCGCCCCCTCGCCATCGTGGATGGCGGGACGCTTAAAGGCAAAACCGTATACGTCGCTACAGAAGAGGAGCGGGAGGGTCTCAAACGCAAGTTTAAGGAGATAGACCTGCCCGTGGGCAGTAAATTCAAACTCGTCCCCAATACAAAAAAGGAGCGAGAAATCCTCTATATTTGCGGGCCATCAGGATCGGGTAAGTCCACATTCACTGCGAACTACCTCACCGAATATAAAAAGAAGTACCCCGACCGCCACATCTACGTTTTCTCTGCACTCACGGAGGACGACGTGCTGGATAAAATCGCCGACCTCAAGCGAATCAAAATCGGCAAGGACTTACTGTCCGACCCCCTGACAGCAGAGGACTTCACCGAGTGCGCCGTCGTGTTTGACGACATTGACGTCATCGGCGACAAGAAGGTGCGGGAGGAGGTGCTAAAGATCGCCAACCAGATTTTAGAGATTGGCCGACACTTCAAGACCACCGCAATCTTCACAAACCATTTAGCCACAAATGGCAAGGACACCCGACGTATCCTAAACGAGTCGCACATCCTCGTCTTCTTCCCCTCCGCAGGGGCTATGAAAGGGACAAACTATCTATGTAAGGAATACATAGGATTAGATGATAAACAAATCCGATATATCAAAAAACTAAAAACACGCTGGTGCTGTTGCTTCCGCAACTACCCGATGGTCGCCATGTGCGAGAGAAACATCTGGCTCATCAACAGCATGGACGACAGCGACAGCGACGTCTCGTCTACCGACAGCGACAGCGCCTAGTCCTCAGGGTCGCCTATGCACGGGTGGCACACCGTGCTCTCCATAATCTGCCTCTGGTGCTCATCGTATTCCTGCTCGGTGCTTTTCGGCATCGGCACGAACTCGGGGTGCTTCTCCATAAATGACGATGAACTGAGTTCTTCAATCAATTCCTCGTCTGTCTTAAATACGGTAATCTCCCGCCGACTCTCCGCCACAATCTCATCCCACAACAATCGCCTAAAGTGCGCGCGAACCGCCGTGTCGTGGTCAAAGTCCCCCTCCTCAATCATCTCCTTCGCCTTATACTCCATAAAGTTGGGAGAGTATTCGTGGATAAGATCCAGAATCACCATCTCCACGTAGCCAGACTTCGCCGCCCCAAACAGGGATTTGAACTTCTCCACCTCGGCCTTAAATGCGCGATAATCCATATTATTCCTTAATGTTGTATATTATTACACAACATTATAATTTTATATTAATAACCGCAAAAAAAAGGGCTCCCCTGCCCGAGTTTTCACTTACCGTTTATTCCTCGTCGTCGCAGTCGCACCCGCACTCCTTGCACCCGTCGCATTCTTCGCATCTTTCGTGATCTTCGTTGTCTAGGTGGTGGAGGCAGTCCTCGCACACGTACCCCCATCCCTCGGCCTTGCAGACGGAGTCCTCCCACGCTCCGCAACTTCTGCACCATTCTTCGTTCTGGTTCCAATTCATTTTCGCATTCCATTCTCGGAGCTCGGCGAGTTCTTTCTCCAGTTCGGCAATTTTGCTAATTCTGCTTCTCAATGATGTGATCGTCGTCCTTTCCATTTTGAGATCCGATTGTGCCGTGAGGGTGTCCCACTCTTCTTGGTTTTTCGCCACGCCGATGGGCTGTTCTTGGCTGTCCAGTATTTCAACGTCCTCCTGCTCCTCCCCCTCGCCGTAGTATGGATTCATCCATTTTCCGCAGACAAACTTTCCGCATTCGCAGTTGTTCGCATATTGGTGTTTGGTTTCTCCGCAGTTCAGGCAGTGGGGCTCGTTTTTCATGATCGTCGTCATCGTGTGTTTGCTATCGCTGTGTTTTAGTATATCACGAAAATGCTTTCAATTTTTTATGAATTGGGCGAACTATCCCACATCACCATATAACTGGATTAATTGGATTTAATTCGCCCCAGCCTCTTCTTCCGCAACTTCACAAGATGTCATTCCATTTTTCGGGCATTATAAAAAAAATTGAAAGTGATTCTCTCCTAAAAACAAAACCCAGTGCCAAAGAACAACAAGAATAACGATGAACGCCAACCAGAACGAACAACCCGAACAAGCCGTCGCCCCCGCCGACGACGCCGTGCAACCAAAGGCCCCCGTGAAGAGGCTGGCCGTCACCGAAAGGCGTGTCTACGAAATCCTAGACACAGTGAGAGAGACCATCAACGACGAAATGGAGGCCAAGATTGCCGAGAGAATGGCGAAAATGGAGGAGGAGATGACCGAGAAACTCGCCAAACTCGCCAGTGCACACTACGCCATCAAATCCCAAATCAAAAAACAAAAGAAGGACGCCAAGGCCGACGCTGAACCAGAGACCAAGGGCTACTACGAGGCAGGAAAGGAGGGCACGGGCGACGAAATCGGCCGACTCCGCAAAATCAACGCCGACCTCCGCAAGACCAGCGACGGACAAACCAAAACCAACCAAAAACTCAAAGAACAAATTGAAACGCTGGAGAGCGGGGACGCCATCGCAAAATACGCCGAAGAAATCGCCAGACTCAAAGAACTCAACCAAGACCTCCGCAAAAGGTGCGTCGCCAAAGACAAAAACAACCAGAGCCTCAGGGCGGAGATCCTCCGTCTCAGCGGGGTCACGGAGGAACTCGTCGGCGAGATGCACGCCGACACGGCCGCCACGGGCGCACTGTGGCCATAAACGGCGGCGGGCAGGGGCAGGGTAAGTCCCCCTTTTTTTTCGGGCGGGATATACTGAGACAGCGGAGGAGAAGGAGCACTTTTGTGCCAAAAAAAAGTATACAGGAATGTCCTTACACATGGTTTTATCTTACAAAAAAGTTGTAAGATGTTCAACACCCTTTTCTTACAAATGGCCCTTTTTTGACATTATGCTCCGCTAAACCGAAACCCCAGCCCCATCATCGGGAATCTCCACTATATAATTATCCTGTTTTAGTATATCCGCCCCCGTCCCCTGCGTGTTTATCTCGGTTGGAGGGGCAATTTTCGTCTCTAGAACATCGTGCGGATTTTCTACGTGTTCCGTCCTGTTTATCATCACGGGTGTCAGGCCATTACAGATGTTGGCGGTGTTGGTGGCGAAGTGTCCGTCGCTGTCTCTGTACTTATTTTTGAATGATTCTATGATGTCATAGTCAACGAGCGGTGCAATGTCGGCGAGGTTCTTCATGTCTGTTTTTATGAGACCCAGCATGTCCTTCGGGTTCTGTCGCTGTTCCCTCTTCAAAGACAACTCCACCGCTATTCGTTTGTTAATCTGGGCGTATTGTAGGGAACATATCCTATGTCCTTCGGCTCGCTTTGGCAGGGCAAAATAACTATCAATTGATTTGATAATCCCCACAAAGATGGATGCAACACCGAGCACGATGTTAATCTTTTCGTACCCGATCTCTATGCCTGTCGCAAAGCCGATGGCGCTGGAAAGCACAATGACTGGGACGTTTATGATGTTTGACAGTTTGTTGTACTTCTCATAAGAACTCCTATGTAAGAGGGAGAGGCTTTCGCATTCCTCTGCGTTGGCCTTCAACAGGACTTCAATATCCGTATCGTATGACAAATTTATCTCCTTCATTATTATATACTACATGAATAAAAAATTGTTCCTACTCGTTGCTAAACACAGAGCAAAGGAGGCGGGCTACGACCCCGACAAACTGTCGCTGGCCACAGACGGCGTCCACAAACTCAACTATGACGGCAACCTATTCGGTAATGTTAATTATAATGACTACATCCAGTACTCCTATTTAGAGAGTATTGGCAGAATGACACCGCAAGACGCGGATAGCCACCGACGGCGGTACCTCGCTCGTGCAACACGCATCAAGGGCGACTGGCGGCGCAACCCCACGTCTCCAAACAACCTAGCAATAAAAATCCTCTGGTAGAAGGGGGCGACCGCCTCATCCCTTTTTTTTGGTCTGGTGCTATGGTTATGCTGTGGTTATGCTCTGGTACTGTCTGTATATATTAAAAAATTAATTTTTATTATATACTACGGAGTATGGAGCAGTTTATAGGAATACCATACAAACTGTGGCAGGGAAAAGGATGTTCAGGGGTGTTTTTTTACAAAAAGGATTTGGGGCGGTGTTTTAGTATATCCGCGAGGGAGCGGAGCATAATGTCATAAAATAGCCATTTGTAAGAAAAGGGTGCCGAACATCTTACAACTTTTTTGTAAGATAAAGTCGCGTGTAAGGACATTCCTGTATACTTTTTTTTGGACGAAAAGTGCTCCTTCTCCTCCGCTGTCTCAGTATATCGGCAGGCGGAGCGACGAGGCTTCAAACACTTGCTGAATTGGGGTCTTCATGCTGGTTCTACCGCTGAATTCTTCATAGCATGGGTCGGCATCTCTCGCTCGCTGTGCATTGAGGTTGTCTTCTTCTGTGTACTGATATTTGAAACGCCAGCCCTGCTTGATTTCTTGGTCTCTCATCTGCCTTTGAATTTGTTTTTCAGACAGTCTGTCTGCCTCTTTCTTAGCCTTGATTTTCTGCCTTTCTTCTGGGGTGTAGACGCGCTTTGGCCCACTCAATGTGTCGTAAATTGCACGTCTTAATGTTGTTTCCATTGTGTTGTTCTTGCGTGGGACGGTGTGCTTTCAATTTTTCGTTTCAATTTTTTTATAAATGAAAAAAAGGGGGACTTACCCTGCCCCCTCTGCTTTCAATTTTTTCTGCTTTCAATTTTTGATGCAGGCGTCGCACAGATCCCACACCCCGTGTGGCCTGATTTCCACGCCCGTCTTTTTGCACTTGTCGCACTTGAACATATCCGCCACGGTTCTCATGCGGGTCTGGAGTTCGGCCTTTTTGAGGTACTCCATCAGCACGATCCCCTGCTGGAGGTGGGCCTCCATGCGCTTGTGGGTCTGGATCATGTTGGGGATGGCGTCGCTTGCACCCCAGCCACCCGTGTTTCGCATCCCGATCGCCATGTTGGCGATGCACCGCATGTGCGTGAGGGCGACGGGATCACCGTTGGCGACGGCGTCGCGGTGGTCTTCAATCCATTTCTCCGCCATTTTGGTGAACGGTTTGAGGTACATGGCCACGGCGTAGGGGTGGGTGGCGTAGTATTCCAGTCT